GGCTTCCGCTGAAAACCCGGCAAAGTACCTTTTCATTGCCGCCCTGTTGGGGGGTCTCCGTAGCAATCTGCTACGCAAAAAGCCGCTGTTTTGGCCGACCGCCAAGCGATCCGCCGTTGACGCAAGACTCTCTTTTCCCCGCGACAGACAGATCTAGTCTGTGTGGCGTTCGACTTGCCACAAACTCATGGAGTTTGTCCAACGCATAAAAGCGGTGGCCTTTTGGCTTATCAGATGCCTTGAAAAACTCTGGCTTCTTCTCGCACCCATCCCAATTCCGCGTAGCCCACTTCTTAAGTCGTGTCAAAGACACGCCGATGATTTCTGCTGCTTCTTTGCTATCAGCGGCGTATACCAATGCCCCATTCCCTGAGACGGCTTGCTGGAGCCTCCCAGCCTCAACTAATTCATCAATAGCGGCGACAACGATTTGCTCTGGTTTGTTGTCAGAAACAACTGCTTCAATGATGTCGCATGGAGCCATTCCGCGCACGCCTGCCTCTTTGGCGACAAACAGAACTGCTGCACGATCCTGCGAGCATGGCGCTCGAAGCAGCGAGGCTTTTGGCCGATATGCAGGCGCATCGTCGCGCACGGCAAGTTGTATGCCGTTGTCGTCTACGATTTGGCAAAATCGCACGAAACAAATAGACGACTCTATTGTCTCGACCATCTTCTCATTTACGAGACGCCACCAATCTTTCTTTGTCCTCATGGCACTAGCAGTAGACGACACGACATCAAACACAAGCGAGACCTTTTGCGAGGCACGCCACGAAGCGCCCCTCCACCCAATGCGACGCAATTCCTTGGCAACAAGCTGCGAACAGCAATCGTATTCGGTGCCGTGAATTGCTTCGCAGGCCTCACGCACCGTAAGTGATTGCCGCCGCCTGTCAAAAAGCTTTTTCAGAGCATCCGCACGAAGCTCCGACTTTGTTTTAAAAGCCCCAGTTACGCTGATTGCCTTTCTAATCGGAAATCCATTGCTCGCTTGGACTGCAACAGCGTTGACGTAGTTCGTTAGCTCGATTCTGTGCCGGCGGCATGTTTCCTTCACGGAGTTGCATGTCTTGCAAATCCACTGAACATTCGAGATGGCTGCACTTGGTCCAAACGAATGCGGCTGCCTGGCGATGACAGCGGCGAGTTTCGCCCTGTGGTTTGCTTCGACAATGTGATCAAGCTGTATCGATTTCGTTGTCAAAGCTACAGCGCAGCAACAGCATCTGCCCTGCTGCTTGTAGTAAAGGTCCAGCAAGTCAGAAGCCCGCAGACGCTCTGGCTCTTCGCATGTCCTCGCGTTGCTGTTGTTTTGCGATGCACGGGACGTGCAAATCTTCTCGATTTCATGCTCGCTAATCAGCACGTCAACCAAGCTCTCGCTTGATTGGGTCTTTGTGTTGTCCATAGGTGAATCCTTTCGCCATTGGTTGTACGGCGGGTGTCAAATCTTTTTTGCTACTGCACCCTCACCGTCGTTCTCGCCTCATCGCCATAGCTCTTCTCCACGACAAGTCGCTGCACAAGCGTGTCATCAAGCCACACGATTAACGCCAACGCATCGAGCACACCCTTGGCTATGTTGTCGCAGTCAGGTCGTGGAAGCTTCGGTGCTGTTGGCTTCACACCACGCTTCGTCATGTGTGACTTCGGTCGTGCGAACACAGCGTCGATGACGACGCTTACTGGCTCTGACGTCGGCTCTGCGTCGCCCATCGCTTCTATCGCACTTTGCGATATTGCTTTTCGGTAGTCGTTGATCGGATGCTTCTTCGGCGTGTACGCATGCGCGAACTTGCCGCGAGTCGTGATGCGTGCCCGAGGCTGTGGCACTGGGTCGCCTGCGACGCTGAACGTGATCGGCTTCATGCACGGATCATCGCAGCAGCGTCAAGCAAACCAGTGCGACACGTTGAGCACCTCGAAGTGCCGCATCACCTGTCGCACGTAGTGCCCCTCATGAATCTCATCCAACGCATACGCATGGATGACGGCACCATTCGCCAAATAGAAAACGGCGACGCCCACTTGGACGGGCCGCAAAGCGCCGTCCAGTGGGCCGCCGAGGAACTCGACTGTTATCCAGCCTTTGCTCATTCGTAGCGAATCACCGCGAACCAGCCACGCGGACCACGGGCTACTCCCTTTTCAACGATGCGGTATCGCCCGTAGTAGCAGCAGTTCCGCAGCGCAGCATCAGGCGACGACGACGAGAAGCCGATGCCTTCACGGCGTCCTCCAGCTGTGCCGCAGTGACGCAGCACGCCCGAGCGTGCCATTTGCTCGGCGTCATCCTGAGCCGAAGAAATATTTACCCGCCTAGCGTTGATGATCACGTCCTGCCCAAAAATGATGCCGGGGGGGGTAGTAATCAGAAACGCGAGAGCCAATACAATCCGTTGCATATCGTCAGTCCTTTCGTCCTTGTGACAGCCGCTCCGTGCGGCACTGCGACTCACACTAGACGGCGCGTCAAGTAATCCCGTGGAAGCGGTAGCCGTCCCATGAATACTTCGGGGCGCTCACTCGCTCTGTCTTTGGCACTGCTGGCTGCTCTCGCCGTGCTCGACATTCCGCCGCACGCTCCGCTATCTGCTCTGGCGTCGGATCGTCTTCCTGTGGTCCGTGGTACGCACGGCGTCGCCTCGGAAGGTTGTGCCGTGCCACCAGTTCAGCGACGTACGCAGTTGCACAGCCAAGGGCGGCGGCAATCTCGACGTGAGTCTTGCCTGCCGCCCAAAGCTGTTCCAACCGGGCCACGCTGTAGACGCATGAACCGTGTTTTCCCATCAGTCCACCGCCAGTGGCATGATCACGCCAGTGTTATCGCCGCATCGCAGGATGACGGCAGACTGTGCGTCCACGGCTTCGACCTCGACCTCTGGCTCTGCCTCGCTGTCGATGCCGCCGAGCCACTGCTGGACGAACAGCGGGTCAAGTTTGACCGTCGCCTTGTCACCGGCTTCGACAACGTCACAGGTGACGCTCGACTCGCCCTTCTCGGCACTCTGCCCGTGCAGCCAGATGCCGCCGTCGCTGAAGGAGAACTGCACGCCCTTGCTCTCGTCGCTGGTCACGATGGCTGCGGCCCGCGTCGCTGCGAGCAGGTCCGCACGGCTGACCGTGGTTGCCTTGGCATCACGTTCCGGCAGCGTGTCACGCCAGCGAGGGTAGCGACCGTCGAGCAGGCGAGCCTTGACCGTCACGCTGCCAACCGTGGCGACGATTTCCTTTCCGGTCGTCTCCAGCTGCACGCTGGCATCACCCGCTGACGCAGCCAGCCGAGCAATGATTGCCATCGCACGAGCCGGGACGAGCGTCTGCGAGTCGTCCACCGCTAGGTCATGCTCGCAGTTCACGCACGAGAGCCGGCGACCGTCCGTGGCGACGAACGTGACGACCTCGCCCTTGACTTCGACGAGCACGGCACCGAGAGCGTAGCGGCTCGACTCGTCGTCCACGGCGAAGACGACGCCTTTCACGGCACGGCAGAACTGATCCACCGGCAACCGTGTAACAGGCTTCGCACCCACCACGTCCCACGCCGGGTACTCGCCCGCGTCTTCCGTTGGCAGCGTCCACTCGCCACGCCCAGCCTTGATGACGCACGACGACTCGTCAGGCGTGATCGTGATTTCATCGCCCGAGTGCGAGCCGAGAATGGCAGACAGCCTGTCCTTCGGCAGCAGCAGACTCACATCGCTCGGGACCGTCTCAAGCGTCACGTCGATGCGGACATCGCCGTCACTCCCAGACAGAACCGCGCCCGACAGGAGCACTGACTGGTAGATGGGCCGTGGCGACCGGCTTGGCACCGCCTGGCCCACGGCTGCTAGAGCCGCCTTGATTTCCGGCGCTGACAGGCTGATGCCACCAGCCTTCGTCTTTCTTCGTTCCTTCGTTGCTGTCATTCCGCACATCCTTTCGCAGAGAAGTCCCCACCAAAATGCCAACCGTGAACGTCACGGCGTGCAAAATCGAACCAATGCAGACCAAGGCGATGTCGCTCATAGCCCAACCTCCGTCTTCTCAATCACGCTGGCGAGCCTCACGCAACGCTCTAGCGTCGCCTCTAGCGTTCGCGCAGCCGTCTCGATGAGAATCCGGTCGTCGTCGCTCACGTCGTCGTCCCACGCACGACTCATCAACGCCTGGACGACATCGAGCGGTGCCGGGAGGTAGTGCCACTCGGGATTCATGCGTCACCTCCAATCACGCGGATCGTCCGCGAGCAGCCTTCCTGCCACGTCACGTAGCCTTTCCGCCGCAGCGGCTCCAAGTGGCACTTCGCCGCGTTGGGCGTCTTCCACCCGTAGTGGTGCTGAATCTCTCGCAGCGTTGGCGGGTACTCGTGCGTGTTGATGTAGCCTGCGATCCACGTCAGCACGTCCTGCTGGCGGGCCGTGAGCGGCTGGCGTTCTGTGGTTGTTGTCATGCGTCCTCCTCCTTGAGTTTCATTGATGCTGCAAGCGCCATGACTTCCTTTGGCGTGCGGTATGGTGCGGGCCTGTATCCGGCAAACTCTTTTGACTTACGCTCAAGCAACGCCCTCTTGGCGGCATCGTCTGCACTCTTCCCAACGCTGCGGTTTGTGCCGCCGCGATCTTGCGACCGAGTCAGCCACGAGACGAGGAAGCGACGCCAGTTGCTCTTGTGAGCCCGAGTTGGGTTGGCCTTCAGCCACTCGGATGCTCGGATTAGCTCGACATCAAGCACGACAGCCGGAAATCCTTCGGCCCACGTTTTGCGGTCTTCTGCCGTGATCCCTGCCCAGCCCGTTTCACAACTCCAAGAAACTGCGTTGTGGTGCTGCGAGCGTTTTCGCCGCTTCGGCGAATCGCTCGTAGCAACAACCGGCGCAGCCGGTTGAATGATTTCTTCTTTAGAAGAAATCCCTGAATCTGACGGTGAAGGTGAAGGTGAAGGTGGATGGTTAACGATTGATGAACGATTGCTCAACGATTGCTCAACGTTTGATGAACGATTGATGGAGCCAATCCGTGCGGCTGCAGCTGCCTTGCCAGCCTCAGATCGCTTTCGGCGAAGCGAGACTGCCCGGCCACGATGCTCCTCCAGCCTCGCGTTGCGTCGCTGGCCATCAGGCTCTAGCGGAAACTTGTCTTGGAGCATGCCCCAAACTTCGGCAACGCCAGGCGACAGCCGGCCCAGAGCGTCAATGTCTGATGGCAGTCCCTCCCTGTCCCACTGCAGCATCAGTAGGGTGAGGTAGTGTCCTCGCTCAGAGGCCGTCCAACCGATCGTGGCAGTCAGGAAGTCTCTGACGTAGAGCGGCATGTAAATGTCCACTCGTTCATCTGCCGACATTACTTGCCTCCCGGCTCTGTAGCTGCTTTTGCCACTCAACCGCCTCGGCGGCCTCCTTGACGAGTGCCACGTGATTCCTGCCGATAGCGTTTGCCGCTTCGTACAACGCGCGGCTCGACTCAATAGACCGTCCATCTTCGGCTGCCATGTCGTTAAGCATCTTTCGGATCAGACGCATAAGAGTCTGCGTGAACGTTGGCTGCTTTTGCATGCTCATACGCACCTCCATTCCCTCTCGCCACGTCCACTCGCACTCGCCACAAGCCGTCCCGTCGCAACGATCCTGCCAGCCTTGGCAAGCTCCGTGAGTCGCTTATTGACTTGGTGCCCGAGCAGTCCGCATCGAGCAGCGATGCCTGACGCCCCTGCCGGCCCGTGCGACAGCGCCTCAAGGATCGCCGCGTGGTGCTCGCCTGCAAACGTCTTGACGCTTGCGGCTGCGGCCTTGCTCGTCACTGGATCGGTGCGGCGAAATAGCGGCAGCGTGCTGACGTCGTCTGCGTAGTAGTCGCTCATGCGGATGTCTCCTGCGTTGACTGCTTTGCGCGTTGCTTCAGTTCACGAACTTGACGCTTGAGCGACAGAATTTGGTCGGCGTTCTGCTTACACAGGCAGACAAGCGACCAGATGACAAGGCTGCGCCAACGCACGACACCAGGCAGCACGCCCCAAGCAAGGTCGTCTTCCTCGTGCTCGCGGAGAAGCATCCTGGCCTCATGTACAAGCAGCTTGATTGGTGCTTTCAATGAAACGAGCTTTGCCAGCCGCTCGCACCTTGCCATTCCGTGACTGCCCATCCGTGCGTCCTTTCCCTCGTGTATTGGCCGCGTCTCGTGCGGCATCCGGCTGCGTTACCTGTTGGAGACAAGCCGCAGCTGCGGCAGTTACTCGCCACCCATCCGCTGGGCGACCAACGCTGCTCCGATGCAAGCAGCTGCGGCAATGGCGTGCCGGTCTGTGTCAGTCCCCCGTGTACTTGATGTGCTGCCCGTACTCTTCTCGCTCAACCGGCGGCGCTGGCGGCTTGAGCGTCGCCAGTTCAGCCTCAAGCTCTGCGATGCGACGCCGAAGCTGTGGCATCTCTACGTCGTGCCGCTTGATGTCCCGAAACGCTATCTGCACGATGTCGGCGGCTTTGTGGTAGCGGCTACCACGCAGCACCTCATCAATCGTGTAGGCGAACTTGTCGAGTTCCTCTGCGAGCCTCATGCCGTCACCTCCTCTCGCGTCATGAGGATTTCGACCTTGCCCATCAGCAGCTTGGTCAACTCTGCGAACTCGGCGTCAGTGATCTCGCCTGCGTTGGCGTACGTGTCCAGCTTGGAACGCAGTGCCTCGCAGGCTTCGATGGTGCTGGCGGCGCTGATAGCCAGGCGTCCCGCCTCGGCCCGAGTCCGCTGCGGCTCCTGCTTCGCCTTGGGCGACAGCACGACCTTCGCCGGTCGCGGCTCGTCATCGAACTTGGGACGCACCACGATGGGCTCTGACGCCACGGTTGGCTGCGGGTAGTCCTGTGCCTCCTCGGCGGTGATCAAGCCCCGCAAAGCGTCAGCGAACGCATTGCGAAGGGCAAAGCCACGGGCACGCAGAGCCAGCATCCGCTCTGGGTACTGACTCCACGGGCCAGACTTGCCAGCCAGACCAGCACGCTTGGCATCAGCCATTGAGAACCGGCTGACGGTAGGTGCTGGGTAGCCGCGACGCTTTGCCTCGCAGACAGCCGTCAGGTTGTCGCCCTGGCCCTCGACGTACTCCTTGACGTACTCGCACACTGGCGAGGACTGAACCAACGCCAAGGCGGCATCGCCCCAGATGGTCGGCCTGCCGTTGATGACGGCAATCGACTGAAGGCTCTGCATCGGGGAAAGCCCGACCTCGCTGCCGTGCTGGATCGCCAGCATGCACGACTCAGGCTTGCCCTTGAAATCCTTGGGGGCGAACTCCGATGCCGCCACCATCTTGGAGAAGCGGAAAGCGTCGTCGAACGATTGAAGTGCCAGCCCTGTGCTGGCTCTGTGTGTGCTGATTTCCGTGCTCATATGCCGTGTCCTTTCGTTTCCGTTCCTGTGAAAATGCCCGCTTTGCGTCCTGCTCGGCGGGTGGTTCGTGCGTCCTTGCTGCTGGCGACTCCGTCGCCCTCCTTTCCGCTCGCTGCATCCTGCTGGCTTGCGGTCCTGTCCCTCTATGTGCGGTCCTTCTTGTGAGCGGCCCACTGTTGGGGGAGTGTGATATTCAGTCGTTCACCAGCGCGCAACCCCCGCGCCCTAACGGCCCCCCCCCCCCCCCGAGGGGCGCTGATGATTTCTCTCGTGTGTGCGGTGGCTTTGCCTGTACCTCGTCGTGTTAGCAATCCGGTTGTTGCACCGCTGACGCGCCAGCGGACAGGCAAAGCGACCTTGTGTCAGTGCGTGATGTCTACGACCGGGACACGCACCCATGCGTGATCCACGTTGACAACCACCGTGGCGTCGTCGTCGCTGAACCATTCGATGTGGCCGCTCCAGCGTCGCCCTGCGGTCAAGCCGCTGACGAAGTCGCCGACCGCTGGCGTCGTGTTGGTCGTGTCTTTCCAGCCCGTGCCGTACGTCTCGGTCATGCCAGCGACGGCTCCTGCGTATTCGTTTGCGTGTGCGTCATTCGTTGTCATGTGGGTCTCTCCTTGGTTAACGGGAAGATATACGGACGTTCAGGTACGTCAACTGTCTGGCGAACAAAATGCGGGGACTAGAAACGGTGTGCAGTAGTGGGTGCGAATGCCGAAGCGGTGGTATTGGATAGCGTCGGATAGGCTAGTGACTAGCGTCAGTTCGTCAAGACAGAAATCTTGAGAGTGTGGAAACAACCAGATCAATGCCGTGAGCCACGGCCTGGGCGAGGTCAGAGTCGGTGCCGAGCTGCTGCCCGAGCCGGATAAAGACCAACGCTTGAATGAGGCGGTCTATGTGGCGTCGCATCGCGTGGCCCCCCTTGGCCGGAAGAATCCTTGAGCCCGCTGGCGAGATTGCCAGCAGGCGTATGTCGTCAGGCAATTCCGCAGGCGGTTTGAATCATCCCGCGAATGGCGTCCGTCTTGTACGCGGCAACGGCAGCGTCAACCGTGGCGAACCGCTTGCCCATCCCACGCCAAGCACGGTTCATTGCGTTCTGCATGACGACCTGCACGTAGTTGGTGGCACCACGGCAGACGACGACGAGGGCGGCGTGCTTGCCGCACTGCATCTCGACGTAGAGGTAGTTGTTTCCGAGGGCAGTCTGGCGGCTGGTGTCGATGACGTTGATTTCCATTTTCGTCTCCCGGTTAGCGGCTGCGAGTCTCAATCGCTCGCATGGGTGTAGTGTAGGCTATCGTCAGTTAGGCGTCAACAGGATGAGAAAAGATTTTTTTCTGTGCGGTTTTCCGCAGGAAAACCCTACTTCCGATTGGCGGCTGGCTTCTTGGCTTTCTTGCGGCTGGACACTGGCCGCTTTGCCAAGTGCTTCTTGCCGCCTGACCGCGTGCTTAAGCCGTCTCGAACCTCGCGAGCCGCAGCTGCCGGGATTAGCCAGACACGCTGTCCGATGCGGCGAGCGCCCTTGATTTTGCCCTCTCCCAGCAGGGTTCGCACCCAGCCTTCAGAGCATCCCATCACCTCAACGGCTTCCGCCACCGTGAGGTATTCGCCGCCATCTATCTTCTGTGTCATGCAGACCATACCCCCATACTACCAGCCATCGTTACTTGGTCAAACTTACGCCAGATTTCCAGTCCTCACCGATTCCCATCCCGCTCGTTGCCCCGCCCACCCGGCAGCTTTAGGATGGCTACCGGGCGGATGTTTAGCGGAGAGGGCGGGACTACCTCCCTTGTACACCTGTACACCGCTGTATACTATGCCCTTCTACACAAGAAGGACGACAACAATGACGCTGAGAGATGTGCTGAACAGATACGCGATTCTTCAAAACCTGACTGACAGAACGGTGGTGCTCTACGGCCACACGCTTGACCGATTTGCCGAGTGCATCGGCCACGAGCCGACGATTGACGACATTGACGATCTCATCGTCGCCGGATTCCTTCGATGGCGTGCAGCCACGCCACGGAAGCGTGGCAAGCCCTCTGCCGCCTCGGTGGCGAAGGACAAGTCCCAACTGACCGCCTTGGCTAACTGGGCCGCCAAGAAGCGTCTGAAGCGTTCAGACGGCACAGACGTCGAGTTCCTGTCCCTGCCACGGATGCGGAAGATTCGCCACGCCCCGCAGGCGTACACCGTCGATGAGGTCTCGCGGCTCATCAGGCTGGCTAAGCAGCGGATCGGCAACATTGACGGCAAGCCAGCCGCCTGGTGGTGGAGCACAATCATCTACGCTGCTTGGTGCAGCGGCGAACGTATTTCTCCGCTGCTTGAGATCCGCTGGAAGGATGTTGACCTAGACGGGCAGACGCTCCTGTTTCGAGCAGAGACCCGCAAGGGACGCTGCACCGACATCCAGCGAGCCATCACGCCTGACCTGTCTGACATGATGCGGGTTCAGGCAGGATCGCCCGAGGCTCTGGTGTGGCGTTGGGATCGTGCCTATCACTCGCTCTGGCCTAGTCTGAGACTGCTGTGCCGGCGGGCCGGCGTGCGTGGCACAGGCTTTCACCGGCTGCGGAAGTCCTCTGCCAGCTACGTGGCACTTGGCGGCGGTGACGCTACCGAGCACCTCGGGCACGCCTCGCCAGAGATGACGCGGCAGCATTACCTAGACCCAAGGATTACCCAAGCCAAGAGGGCGCTCGACTGCCTGCCGAAGCTCGACCTAGACGCCAGAAAGGACGAGCCGCCCGCGGCGTGACGCCAACTAGCCAGCGGCATTGCACGGCGGTAGCATCCCCAATCGGAGGGACTGTGCAATGTCGCTGCTTTCTTGGTTAGCCGGAACTGGAATCGTATGGACGAAGAACGAATCATGGGTGATTTCTTGCGGTCGCCGCACCCTTGAGGGCTTTACGCCTCAGACAGAGATACGCCAAGACTTCGGCTACGTCCGTGGGCTGCCAGCCACGAAGCGACCACGGAAAGTGCGGCCACGGCTTGACGTAGACTTCCGATTCGTTGACGCAAACATCGTCATTGACGCCGTGAGGATGGCAAAGCATCCACCTAACTGCGAAATCTCTGGCAGAGACGTTCACCTGACAGACGATTGCATGGACAAGAAATTGTTTCTTGAGCTACTCCGAGAAGAGGCTGGCACAAAGAAGAGCACGATACGGTCGGACATCATCCGCATGCTGCACGAAGAGCAGGAAGCGTCAGGGCGTAAGTACGTCACGGGCGGTCAGTGACCCTGTGACGAAACCTCGACTCTTATTCCCAACGACCGAGGTTTCGGCACACTTGACGCCCTCACCACAATGCCCATACGTCGCCCGGCTGGCAGGCAGCGGACATATAACCCGTGTCGCCGACCCAGCCGGGCGGCGTTCCACTTTCTGGAATCTGGAATGCCTCACGTCATCATCCGCTTCCGCCTGCCCGACGAGCAGACCGAGCTCAACGCCGCCATGCAGGGCGCTGACGCCAAATCGGCGATCTGGCAGGTTGACCAGTATTGTCGTGGAGTCCTCAAACACGGCGAGCCGTCAGCGGAGACGAGGCGGCACTTGGAGGGGATACGCGAGATGCTCAGAGATCGGCCAGGTTTGCTCGATGACTGAGTGTCAAGATTTATTGCAAAAAAACTGAGGGCAGAATGACTGACATCGTTCATCGTCTACGCCACTGG